AAGGCCGCCGCTGCTGAGGCTAAGCCCGAGGCCCCCAAGGCTGCCAAGGCGGAGGCTCCTAAGGCCGCTAAGGCCGCCGCTGCTGAGGCTAAGCCCGAGGCCCCCAAGGCTGCCAAGGCGGAGGCTCCTAAGGCCGCTAAGGCCGCCGCTGCTGAGGCTAAGCCCGAGGTGGCTGGAGATGGTCCCACGGAGGAAGAGCTGCTGGACCAGGCGGCTCTGCACGCGGTGGCCCTCATGCAGGCGGGCATGACCGGATCCGTGCGTGAGGCCCTTACCGCTGTCGGCGCTCGCCGTGTCTCCCAAATCGATGGCGTAGAGGCTCTGCAAAAATTCATTAGCCTCCTACCTGAGGTCCCGGCCTCTGAGGATGCCTAATGCCTCCCCAGGATCACGCACAGCTGAGCCCCAGCGCCGCCGTACGCTGGCTCCAATGCCCCGCCAGTGTGGTGCTAGCCGACCAGGCGGGGCCTGAGGAAGCCTCCCCACACGCCATGGAGGGGACCGCTGCTCACGCGCTCGCGGAGATTGAGGCCCGATATGAGCTGATCGACCTCAACGAGGCCGCCCATAAGGCCGCCCTGGCCAGGTGGGATGCCAAGTTCGGCTCTCAGTACGACAGGGCCGAGATGCTGCGGCATGTGGGTAAATACGTTGACCAGGTGCGTGCCGCCCTGGACAGTCTCCCTCACTCTGTCCTACTGCTGGAGCAGCGCATGGACACAGGTATCCCTGGTGTGTGGGGGACAGGTGACGCAGTCGTGGTATCTCCTGAGGCTATCCACGTGCTAGACCTCAAATACGGCCGTGGCGTCCCCGTAGACGCCGCCGGGAATCCTCAGCTGCGCCTATACGGCCTGGGTGCGCTGAGGTGTTTCGGGGACCTCCTAGGTGAGGTGGAGACCGTCACGGTCAGCATTATCCAGCCTCGCCTGGGCAGCTTCTCTACCGAGACTCTCCCTGTGCGTGAGCTGGAGGCCTGGCGGGAGGGTGTAGTCATGCCTGCGGTTGAGCGGATCGCGCAGGGCTCCATGGTGGCCTCCCCTAGTGAGGGGGCCTGCCGCTGGTGTCCCGTGGCTGGTGAGTGCCGCGCCAGGCGCGACTACCTGACAGAGCAGGATTTCAGCGAGCCGCCGCTACTGGATGACGCTGAGCTGGCCGCCGAGGTGGCTAGGGTCTCCCAGCTACGCTCATGGTGTGACGCCGTCGAGAAATGCGCTTTCAAGCGCGTGTATGAGGAAGGCAAGTCTCTGCCAGGACTCAAGATTGTGCGTGGCCGGGGCAGGCGGGTAATCACCGATCAGCCTGCCGCCATCCAGACACTAATCGACCACGGCTACGGCGCAGAACAAGTGGCAGACTTCAAGGTGAAGCCACTGGGCCAGCTGGAGAAGCTGGTGGGTAAAAAGGACCTGCCAGAAATTATTGGGGCCTATATGGAGCGCCGTGAGGGTCCCCTGTCTTTGGTGGGGGAGGATGACCCCCGCCCGAGTGTCACCCGTGAAGCGTCTGCGGTAGCAGATTTTGGGTAGCGCTATCTCCGCTTGGCGTGGTATTATCTTATTGCCGCGCCAAGCGGCCTAGCTAACCGATCACCGATCACCGATAAACCGATTATTTGAGGAGAACTAGAATGCCTAACCTACGTAAGGTAGTCACCGACAAGAGCGAGGGTATCCGCCTAGGGTACGTCCACCTGGTTGAGCCCTACGCGTCATCCCCTGACCAGGAGCCCAAATACTCCTGCATGCTGATCATCCCCAAGACGGCGAAGCGCACGCTGGCGGCGATCAAGGCCGCCCAGCGGGCCGCGATTGAGGAACAGAAGTCCAAGTTCGGTGGGGTCGTGCCCCGCAACCTACGCTACACGCTGCGTGACGGTGATGTGGACGCGGACCTGGATCGTAACCCTGAGCTGAGCGGCTGCTACTTCATGAACGTTTCGTCTACTCGCCGTCCAGGTGTGGTGGATCGTAACCTCCACCCGATCATGGACGCGAGCGAGATTTACTCCGGTATGATTGCTCGTGTGTCTATCTCGGCTTACTGCTACAACTCTAGCGGCAACCGGGGCGTGACTTTTGGCCTGGAGAATGTGCAGAAGCTGGCCGACGGTGAGTTGCTGGGTGGTGGCGCTGCGCGGCCTGAGGATGATTTTGAGGCTCTGGGGGATGATGAGTCTCAGGATCCATATGATGTGCTCTGAGTAGAGCCGCTTTGAGCAATTGATCCCCTACTGTGATGTACACGGTAGGGGATCAACTTTTGTTTGTGGGTAGCGCTTTCTGCCTATATGCGCTATACTGTTTTTGTTGTCGAACCGAAAGGAACCACACCATGCCTATCTACCACGGCACATGGTCCGGATACACGCGCGGCTGCCGCTGCCAGAAATGCCGCGCACAAGGCGCCGAGCGCCGACGCGACCGCCTACCCCAGCTACGCGAGTACCTGGCAGCCAACCGCGAGCGCCTAGCACAGCAGCAGGCCACCTCTAAGGCGACTGCTGTGCGTAACAGCCTCCCTTGGGAGCCTTGGGAGGATGAGATTGCAGGTGACTACTCGCGCACAGTGCCAGACATTGCCCAGCAGCTGCAGCGGTCGGTCTCTGCCGTCCGCAACCGGCGTCGCACAGCCAAGCTGCGTGAGCGCTGGTACGCCAGCCACGTCCTAGACCTACCCGAGGGAGGGGCAGAGCAGTGAAACAGCGTCGCATGAATTGGGGCATTTTCGCAGCCGCCCTCATCGCTCTACTGTCTCTGCTGTGTGCGCTCGCTGGCATGGCCGCCCTGCCCAGGGCTCCTTGGCCGGTCACCGCGCCAAGCATCCTAGTTTTCATTGTCGCCACCCTGGTTTGGTGTTACCTGCGTGACCCTCAGGACGGTGATCACCAGTGAAGCGCCTATACATCGATATTGAGACCTATAGCCCCACGGACATCAAGCTGGGCGTCTACAAATACAGCGAGGACCCAGGCTTTTTGGTGCTTATGGCTGCGTGGGCTCTAGATGACGGACCCATCCAGGTAGCGGTCGGTGAGGATGAGATCCGGCGTATACCTGGGCTTTTCGCGCCGATCAACGGCGAGGACGTGGAGAGGGTAGCGCACAACGCGCAATTTGAGCGCGTGTGCCTCTCGCGCTTGGGCGGCCTGCCGGTGGGGGAGTATCTGCCTGCTAGTGAGTGGCTGGACACTATGGCGTGTATGGCGGAGTGGGGTTACCCGCAGAGCCTGAAGCAAGGCGCGCAGGCGCTGGGGGCCGCCCCCAAAGACGAGGCAGGCACGCGCCTGATTAAGCTCTTCTGCTCGCCTGATAGGCGAGGCACACGGAAGCTACCCGCCGACCACCCTGACCAGTGGCAGGAGTTTGTGCGGTACTGTGTGCAGGATGTGGAGACTATGCGGGACATGCTACACCGGCTAGAGGCCAAGTATGGTGCTTGGCCCACCGTTATGGAGCGCAGTATCTACGACGCCGACCAGCGCGTCAATGACGCTGGGATCCGCGTGGATCTGGCTTTGGCGAGGGCGGCTATAGACGCCGCCACTAAGGGCTACGAGCGGGACATGTGTCAGGCGCAGCAGCTGACGGGCCTGGCTAACCCCCGCTCTGTCCAGCAGCTACTCGCCTGGCTGGGAGGCGCCCTGCCTGACCTGCGAGCTGAGACAGTGAGTGCCGCCCTGGCCGGGGACACACTCACACCGGTGCAGCGTCAAGCGCTAGAGCTACGACAGTCCATGTCCCTGACTGCGCATAAAAAATTTGGTGTAGCCCTAGAGGCCGCGTCGCCCGACTCTCGCCTGCGTGGCGGGTTTAGGTTTTTTGGTGCGCACACAGGCAGATGGGCTGGCAGGGGCCTACAGCTCCAGAATCTCCCGCGTGACGGTTTCGATAGCGAGTCCCAGCAGAACGCAGCTATTGCGGACACGCTTTTGTGTGAGGATATCGATCCTCACACGCTAAAAGCACTAGTGCGTCCCCTAATGGTGGGCCCATTCACGGTGTGTGACTATAGCGCGATTGAGGCGCGCGTGGTTGCGTGGCTGGCCGGCGAGGATTGGGCGCTGGAAGCGTTCGCGGCTGGCCGCGATATCTACGTGGAGACTGCTAGGCGTATGGGTGGGGGCATGGGTCGCAAGGAGGGCAAGGTGGCCGTGCTAGCCCTAGGCTACGGTGGCGGCATTGGTAGTCTCAAGGCTATGGGTGGCGAGCGCCTAGGCAGCGACCAGCTACTACAGCAGATTGTGGACCAGTGGCGGGCCGCCAACCCACGCATCGTGGCCCTATGGGGCTTGCTGGAGCGTGCGTTCCTGTATGGGGGCATGGTGGGTGACCGCCTGTGGGTGGAGGCCCGTGGCGAGGATAGGCTGGTGTGGCTGCCCAGTGGTAGGCCGCTGGTGTATCACGGCATGAGGGTCACGCAGGTGGGTGGCCGTCAGCGCTTGTCATTTGTGGAGGCTAAGAGCGGCGCTCGCAGGGACACCTATGGTGGTCGTTTGACTGAGAATGTCACGCAGGCGGTGGCGCGTGACGTGCTGGGTGAGGCGTTGGTGCGTCTAGATCAAGCCGGTGCCCGCGTCGTTGGTCACGTGCATGATGAGGTGCTGGTGGAGGGCGCCGACTCTGGCTCTGTGGATTGGGTGAGGGGCATCATGACTCAGGAGCCGGCTTGGGGTGAGGGTTTGCCGTTGGATGCGGCTGGGTATGTGTGTGGCCGGTACCGTAAAGGGTGATCTACCGCACAATATTTTAGAGTAGCGCTTTTCAACCTATATGCACTATACTATTCATGTCGCTAGAGAACAGCGACCACACACACTACCGAAAGGACAACACCAATGACGCCCCAATTCGGCCTATACGACTTCTTCCTAGTCGTAACCAACCGTAGCAGCGGTGGCCCCAAGCACCTCGTAGCCGACGTCTATGTCAACCGCAAGGCCACCAACAACCCCAACGGCCTTGACTGGTTCAGCTTCAGCACCTCCAACCAGATCGGACGGTTGAGCCTCTACCCCTGGGACAAGGGCTGGCTCGCTAACCTCAAGGGCGCCGACGGCAAGCGCTACAAGGCCGTTTTCGCTAACGAGCCCGGCATTGACGCCATCCGTGAGGCGCTCGCGGACATCGTAAACGGCAGCTCCCGCCTTGCTGAGCTCGCGCTAGCCCCAGCCCCGGAGAGCGAGTGAGAGCCGTGGGGACCCTAACCCTACCTGTCGACGAATACAGCAGTAACATCGTTTTCTACATGCACGAGAACACCATCTTCCTACCCGGCCACTTTGGTGGGCTGGACGTCGCCGAGATTGACGACATTAGCTGGGAGAAGCTCGACGATGAGATGGGCTGCATCTACTTACGCACACCGGGATCTAGGAGCTAACACCAATGAATGACAACTACATCCGCATAATAGATCTCCATGGTGTGGCGCGCATCGTAGGCATCGCACCACCAGCCCCAAATGCCCAGTTAGAGTACGAAGGAAATACCCTGGACGCATTGTAGTACCGTCTAGCTTTGGCAAAGCGGTTTACTGGCCTAGGCGGGGGCGCCTACAGCTCCCTAGCGTCCTACACTCCATATACGCCTCACAGGTGGAGGCTATTTGTATCTCACCCCCACCCAAGAAAATCAGAGATTACAAAGGGCGCATGCTGCTTTGTCTCACCACGGCAGACTCGCTATATGTCATCCCTTTTAGGGTGGTGTACCTGGACCAGGTCAAATACCTAGTCAACCTCATAGAAAAGGAACAAGAATCATGATTTTGTCTGACATTGGTATCCGGCAGGCGCTGCGTAGCGGCAGGCTAGCCATTACTCCCACACCGCTAGTTTTGCAGCCCGCCAGCGTGGACCTGACGCTATCCGAGTCTATCCTGGTGCCCGCCAACCGCCGCGCGGGCACCGGGAATCTATCCCATACGCTGCCGCCGGAGGGTATCCTGCTGAGGCCCCAGAGCTTCATCCTGGGCTGCACCCAGGAGACCCTCAGTATCCCTAGCGACCTGGCAGCGCGGTTTGAGGGCAAATCCACTCTAGGCCGCATGGGGCTGCTAACCCACATCAGTGCGGGCTTTGTGGATCCGGGCTTCCAAGGTCAGCTAACCCTGGAGCTAGCCAACCTATCCCCGGATGACATCCTCATATATCCTGGCATGCAGATTGGGCAGCTGTGCTTCTACATGCTGGACCAGTCGTGCATGCACCCTTACGGTAGCCCACAGGTAGGCAGCCACTATCAGGGCCAGGCGGGAGCCACGGCAGCCAGGGGTGACGACTGATGCGCATCGTAGACGAGATCCAGCATCTGCTGCGGCTGGCTGAGGATTCGGGAGCCTCTAGCGCTGAGCGTGACCTGGCTATGCGGAGGGCAGAGAAGCTAATGGTGAGGCGCCGGCTGCGGCCTGACCAGCTCCACCAGGATGGGGAAATAAAAATCCTGGCTATCACGGTTACTGGTGGCGCGCGATCTGTGGCTCCCGGTGTAGCGCGTGGCCTGTGCGAGCTCGCCCAGGCACTAGACTGCAGGAGCGTTTTCTGGCCTGAAAAGCGCTCTACCCGCGTGATGGTGGCTGGTGAATTGGCAGATCTAGCCAGGGTGAATCAGCTCTACGCGTCAATCATGATCCAGGCTCCGCTGGCTCTCCACGAGCGCATGGAGCAGCGGGACTTCTGGTCAGACACGGACAAGCAGAAATTCCGGCGCAGCTACATGCAGGGATATTTCTATGGTGTGGCCGCGCGGATAAAGGTCAACACCAAGCGGGCTCTGAGCGACAGTGACCCCGATGCTCCACCTGTGGAGCCTGGTGCGCAGCTCATCCTGACCAAGCGCATCGATAGGGCTGAGGATCACCTGCGGGGGCTGTTCCCGTCTATTCGGGAGGCGCCAGCCATCCTACAGCACGCGGCAGGCAGGCTAGCTGGGTCTACTGACGGCTATGTGAGCAATATAGGGCTGTCTCCAACGCAGCTAGAGCATCAACCACGTGCTATTGAGTCTGAATAAAATGCCCTTTGTGGCCTCTCTACTGGATTGGTAGGGGGTCACAAAGGCTAAATGTGGGCTACTACACAGTATTTGAGTATAGCGTTTTCTAAAATGGGTTCGCTATACTAATTACGTCGCTAAGAAACGGCGACCACCACAACAACCCGAAAGGACAACCCCAATGAACACCAAGCTCACCACCTTCCACCACAGCAGCGAGCTCAACCCCAAGGCATTCAAGGCTGAAGCCATTGTGCGGACCCGCGGTGGCCGTGAAATCCAGATCATCAGCCAGTCAGACAAGGATATGATCGCTACCGCCCTGGTGCAGCTGGTAGCCCGGCACGTACCCGCCGCCATCACCGTAGAGCAGGCCCTGCCCTTGATCCACGACGTGTACAGCGTCTACGAGCCCGCCTGGTAAGCAAAAAATTTAGCCCCGTGGCCTCTCACCAAAATGAGGGCCACGGGGCTAAAACATCTAGTTGAATATCCGCTTGATACCATCCGCTATGGCGTCGGCAAACACATCGCGCGGCGCGCCAATGGGATGGATCATGTCCGGCTTGCCACCCACGGGGTGGCAGGTGGCTGTGCTGTCCATGAATTTAGCGGTATACCCGTCGCCGCGTAGACCGAACCATTCAGGGGAGAAAGCCCGGAAGTCGACCCAAGAATTGTATAGGCTCTCGTCGGCTTTGAGCTGGTTGTCAGCGTCGATTAGGCGTTTGTTTAGCTCAACATTTTCTTGAGCCGTGGCCTTGTCGCCGCGCGGGATAGTCCCACACAACACAATATAATCCCACCTTTGAGAGGCGCGCCGGGCTGCGATATAGGCTTTGGCGTCGGCCACGGTTTTAGCCACCGTAGCGCCCTCAACAAAAATAGAGTTAGTGGTCTCACCGGTCACCAAAATGTTCTTTTTGCCGGAACGCCAAAGGCCTTGCACGTCGGTTGCGTTCTTCGTCATGTCAGCCCAGGTTTGGCCGGGGATAGCACAGTTGCTGACGTTAGCGCCGGTAGACTGGATAAGGTTTTTAAACCCCGCGACTTCTTGGATACCGGGCGCAACCCAGCGGGCGAAAAGTGAATTGGAGTCCACCACTATATTGGTGGACTCATCAAACCCCGCTGACCTGGCAGGGCCATTGGTTTTGTTGGCTAGCCCTGCCAGGATCATTGCCAGTAGTTCGTAGCTGTTGCTCATTAGGCAAACTCCCCTGTACCGCGCCAGTTCTTCACAGTGAAGTTGTATTGAGAATCGATACGGCTGTAGACTGTTTTTTCTTCATGCCCGAAAGGCCGTGGTTGCAGGGTGCCCAGCATTACCCAGGTTTCTTTGCCTACTGGCTTCAGGTAGGCGGTGCAGTTAGTGCCGTCGTATTTGAACCGTAGGGAGTCGCCAGACTGTGCCGTGATATTGGTGATTACGGTGGGAACCCCGTTGGCGCTAAACTCGTACACCATGTTTGGGTTGGCGCCGATTGATACCAGCTTCTCATTGTAGGGTGAACCGTACAGCCCGAAACTAGAGCGGGGGTTGTCGCTTTCGATAGTGGCCTCAACAATGATTGGCTTGCCTAGTTTTAGTTCGGTGCGCCCATTTTGTGAGAGTGGACCGTTCTTGACTTTGGCTTTTTCGGTTTCGGTTGCTTCCTCGACGTAGTTCCAAAAATCGGAATTGCCGCGCTTGCTGTTGGGTAGTACGGACTGTACATTGTGGGTGACTTTGATAGTAAACCCATTGGCACTAGAGCCGGTAACACTGTTCACTAGTGCCAGATAGTTGGTGTCGTATGCCCAGCCGTTGTCAATGAACTTCGGGATAACCGCCTTCATTGGGGGCAGGGTAGCTAGCAGTTCGTTAATATTATCAAGGTCACCGGCGCTATAGCCTTGGTAGCCTGAACCGGTCTTAATGAATACCAAATAGACCACTGACCCGACCGTGTTTGTTAGTTCCGGCGGGGCCGGAACCCACGTAACATTAGCCGGGTGGGTTAGGTCAACAATACCCGGCTTTGACTTGGTTAGGATCACGGTTTGCACATTAGCGGCGGGCGCAAGGGAATACGTGTGGGTGTCGCTAATGTCAATGGTTTGTTCATTGCTGCCCATAGCACCAGACTTGAGCGCGTCCAGCTTGCGGTTAAGTTCGTCCAGCTGTTCCTTGGTTAGCGAACCGGGGTCGCCTTTGGGACCGGGCAAGCCCTGTGCGCCCTGTGGGCCTTGCGGGCCAGGGTCACCTTTAGGGCCACGTTCGCCAGGGTCACCCTTGGGACCCGGAGCGCCACTGCCAGACGTGGGAATAGAGTTACGAACAGCGACAATATCCTCAGCGTTTTTCCTGGCCAGAGCCTCAACCTCACTAGCCTTACTCAAAGCAGAGTCAGCCTTACCTGAAACCATGCTCACGGTTTCAGTCAGTGAGCCCACCATGGCACTAGCCTGCTCGGCTTTAGCGCTTGCAGTTTCCGCCTTGCTGTCTGCTCTCTCAGCTTTACTAGTTGCTGAAGATACAGCCTGATTAAGGGCAGCCAGCTGCTCCTTGGTCAGCGAGCTAGCACCGCCCTGCCCACCGTGTGTGACTTGCGCCCCTGTGTTGGAGTTAGAACCGGGCTCTGGCGGCGCGGACAGAGACAGGCCCACAATGTCGGCCAGAGTAACCACCTGACCATCCGTTAGGGTGATCGGGTGGTTGGCGATAGTGCGGGAGGGAGTATCCACCTGCACCTGATACCTGCCCGCATCCACCAGGACAGAAATGGGCCCCCGGGCGCTAGCCGCGACGACCCCGCCCGTGACCACAGAGCCCTCAGAGCCCCGCATAGGATCCGGGATGGGCTTCAGGGTGACAGTCGCCGGGACTATTTCACCGCTAGGGCCACGAACCAGGCCTTTAATTTCGGCTGACATCAGTTGCCCTCCTTAGCTCTTGAAATTTCCGCGTGTAGTTGTTCGTGTTCGACGCGCGCGGTCTCCTGCACACTCTTAATACGGCTACGCAGATCACGCATGTCACTGTCTTGCCGGTCGGTGATCTGGTCGAGCACATGGCCGTGAGCTGCCAGCACCTGGCCGTGTGCATCCAGGGCCGCTTGTACAGCTGCCTGCCCATCCTCGATACGCTTGACCGCGTCTTTGATGCTGCCCCCATGGTTGGGTGTCACCTCATGGTGCACCTCGACCAGCGAGGATTCTAGTGCATCTAGCCGGTTATCGATTTTCCCGGCGATAGCCTCTAATGTAGCCGAGGTTTCGGCCTGTTCCCGCTCAGCGCGAGCCTTGCCCACCTGTTCACGGGTGAGCAGGGTTTCCGCCTTGGCCTTTTCACGCCCCCACTTGATACCGGCCAGGACGGACACAGCCGTAACCAGGCCGCCGAGGGCTACCCCGGCGGCGCTGATTACGGCTACGACCTCGCTGGGAGTCACTCGGCGGGCTCCTGGGAGCCACGTACCCCATAGACCGGTGACTCATAGATCCCACCGGTGTGGGTGGCTGCCAGCACTAGGGCGAGTAGACCCAGCGCCTTGTCTGCCACATCCAGCCAATGGGTGGACTGCTCAGGCGTGACCATGCCATAGGCCATACCCAGACCCAGCAGGGCGGCCACGATGCCATAAATGGCCTTGCGGCGGGTCGGGGTGAGGGAGGCCCATTTGGTGCGGTCGGTGGTTAGTGCGTGCTTGGGGATAGTCATTTTTACCAGCCTCCGTTCAGCAGGCGTTCCTGCATAGCACGGATAGTCATGGATGGCGCATCCATGCACCCATCACCCTCAATACCATAATGAGCTGAGAGCGCATTAATGCTATCAGGCCCCATTAGGCCATCGGCCCCCACACCCAGGGCACGCTGCAGGGCCTCAATCACCTGAGAGCCCTGCGCACTCGCGGTGAGTACCCACTCCCAGCCGGTCGTGCAGCCCTCCATATGGGTGCGCATAGACGCCATCTGGCTAGACACCACACCATCCACGGTAGTGCCCAGCACACCCTGCAGCATTCGGGTGGTTTCCTCACCCCAGTAGCCGTCAACGGCGGGCTGCACGGCAGGCTGGGGGGTGACGTCGCCACCCTTCAGAGCCGCGACAGTCTGCGGGCCAGGGATACCATCCACAGCCAGGCCACCGTGATCAGCCTGGAAGGTCTTGATCGCGTTGAAAGTGAGCTCACCCAAAATGCCATCCGCGCCGTCTGCCCCCAGGTTGTAGCCCTTGGCTAGTAGCAGGTTCTGGACGTTGCGCACGTAGCTCTCGTCATACTGGTTAGGGTTGTAGACGCTGCCGCCCCCATAGGTAGGCACGGCGTTAGTGTCGCCACCCACATACCGCAGCACGCAGTCCCACGGGTAATCGTAATACGGGTGGACGTTGGTTTCGTCCGCCTGATCACCAGACTGACCACCGGCGATATCGCCGCGCTCGTCGATACTGGCTTGGGCCACCATCCCATCACCCAGGTAGCAGGCCACGTGGTTGGCGTGGCTCAGCAGAATATCGCCCCTCTGCTTATCTACATCGGGGTCTAGCATCTCCCAGCCGTGCGCAGTTAGATTGGCGGCCATGTTACCGGTGTAGGTTGCGTTACCAGTGTCGAAACCGCATTTGTCCAACACACCGATGATCAGGGCTGAGCAGTCGGTTTCGCCACCGACCCTCAAATCCCACCGGTTGGCCTGGTCGTAGCCCAAGTCGCCATACCTGCACCACCACTCCATCGCCTTAGCGAATTCTTCAACACTAGGCATAGCGTCCCTTTCTCTCGGCGCCCTTTAAGGCTTTCTTAAGCCTTAATTATATAGCCTATCGAGTAGAAAGGCGGCAGGTTATTGTGTGGCTTACCGCCGCCCTTGGATTTAGCCTCCAACCAGCCGGGGGCCTTCGCGTCGTATGAGGACACCGACGTCCAGCCAGAGCCAGCGCCCAAGTTAGTGGCGAAAATGCCCACGCCCTGCTCCCATTTACCCGGCAGGCCACGGCCAATCACCGGGTGCGCGTGGGCAGGCATTTCGGCCTCAGTCAGAGTATGGGCCTCCTCCCCACCAGTCTGCGCTCGCGGATGGGAGGCTGATGCGCCCATCAGGAAACGCCCCCGCAAGTCGGGCACGGTGAAGCTTTCGCCGGTTACACCCAAGACAGCCGCTAGCGCCGGATACTGTGAGCGCTGATATGTCGCGCCGTCACACAGCAGCCACCCGGCGGGAGCCGTCGCACCAGCATAGGCAACCACGGTTCCCACCGGTGTAACGTTGCCGCCGTCACCGGTCTGCGCGTCCCGCGCCGTGCCCAGCAGGTACAGGCGACGGTTAACGCTCACTGTCCACGCGCGCGCGGCGGGCTTCAGGTCACCAGCAAAATTAGTAGGGTCAGCAGCCAGTGGCGCCATGTCGCCATCCAGCTGGATACGTAGCGGGTCGAGGCTGGTGACGGTAGCCCACCTAAAAACCGGTAGCAGGTCCAGGCGCTGCCGCATACCGGCGAGCACGTCTACTAGGTAGTCCAGACTAGTCATAGGTCGGTCACCTCCATGAGTTTAGTTTTCACTAGGGCGGTAGGGTCTAGCGCGTAGCTGATCTCCCTGACCACGCCACGCGTAGACAGGCCCTGAGACGAAAAGCCAACAACAGAGTTAGGCTGCAATGGGATTGGCATGTGTTGGAGGGTGATAGAGGCGGAGGGCGTGGACACCTCGATCAGGCGTCTACGTGCCTGGGCGTTGATCGACTCTTGATTAGCTGCTTCCACGCCGGTTTGCGTTTCTGTCACCCACCGCCCACGCGACGGATACGAGTAAGGGCTGCTAGAGTCCTCGTTCAGGGCCACGCCTACCAGGGCGGGCTTGTCCTGGCTCCCCTCAGACACCAAAATAATTTTATTAGGCACGCTGGTTGCGTCCAGCTCATACTCCCACTCTGGGAGGTGGATCGCCCTGGCACCCTCACGAAAATCATAGTCCACACCCCTAGCAGCTGGACGCACGTACGGATCCAGGTGAATGGCCCCAGTCCCGTCAGGGTGTGCAGCCCAATAACCCGCCGCCGACAAAAGATCGTTAGCTATGGTTAACTTGGATTTGCCGGGGTCGTAGACGATGTCCCCACTGGCCTGGGCTGCGCTAGGAGTGACCGACAGGGTATTTAGGCCGGTTTCGCGCAGGATCGAGGCCGCAGTAGTCACCAGGTTGGAGCCCGCTTTGACAGTGTAGGTACGCTCCACACAGTCAGCGTCCGGGAGGGCCAGGAGGGAGGATAGCTCTACGCTCCACGTGGAGCCAGCCTCCGTATAGGTGCGTGTGGGCGCGGATAGGGTAAAAACACCCAACCCCCACGCAGGCATCCCGCTGGGCGCGTACTCGATACGCACGCGATTTTTTGCCCACTCGATACCATCATCTGTAGACGCCAGATCTATAGAGCCTGACGCACGTAGCCTAGATGAGCCACTTAGAGTTATGGTGCCGCCGGTGACGTTGGTGAGGGGCCTAATCTCGCGGCCATCCCAATCCAGCAGGGTGTAAATAAATTCCGCCTGCCTGTGATTATCGAGGCCCGGTATTGTCACTGGTCCACCTCCTCCACGTTAAGCTTTACCGACCATTTGCCGGACAGCGCCCGATCCAGGTCCACGCTGGTCAGAGAGCAGTAGACCCTGCGCCCCATGGGGTCACGGTAAATAAAGGGCGCGGGCAAATAAGAAAGCGTCTCGATACGCTGTAGGAGCTCCCAGTCGTCATCAAACAAAGTGGCTGACAAGCTAAGGGACTTTTCGCGGTGGTAGCCGCTCATCTCCACAGCCCCCGCGCGCCCCGCAAACATGTACAGCTTACGGTTGGCTAGGCCGGTCTTGCATGAGTGGATAGGGTCCCACCTAAGCGGAACAGTGACGCCAAAAGTCTCTCCACCACCCAGCCACATAGCCCACGACTCAACCGTCAAACTAGCCGTGGCTGACGCCGTCGAAGGCAAGTCAGAGACAGCAGAGACACGGTACTGCACATCCCCATGGGAGGTGGACTCATAGTCCAGGAGAGTACCCCCCACGGCCAGGTCATCAGTCAGTGCCTGCCAAGTCACGCCGTTGTCGTCGCTACGCTCAACCCGGTTACGCACAGCCGCCGGTTTACCCGCCGCCGGTGCAGGATTATCCACACGCACACGCACACAACCAGACTCATCATCCCACTCCAAAAACACAGCCGGGACAGGCGGTTTCTCATAAACCACGTTGAAAGTCTGGGTGACCGGCCACGACGCCAAACCGTGCCCGCTAAACGCCGTGACAGTCACCTGGTAGGTGAGACCATCACCCAAATACGTGACCAGAGGCACGCGCAGGATAGGGCCAGACACCTCCTGCGACTCCACAATAGCCCCATCCAGGGACAGGTCCACACGCGCCCGCGCCTGCAACGCACCATCACCCGTAGCATATGACCAGCGCACCTCAACCGATGAAGCCCTCACCTCACCACCAGGGGCCTGCACAGACGCCAGCGGCCTAGGCTCCACATAAAACACGGCATGCCGCGACTCCGGCGACTCAGCCGCATGCAAACCCCACGTGGACACCCAGTACTCGTACTCCCCCGCTGGTAGGTCCAGGCTTAGTGACTGGGCTGAGTTTCTCCGATCCACCACCGTGGGTGCCACACCAGAGCCGCGCTTCACATAGCGCAAGCTAAAGCGCGTCTGGGGGCTAGCATCCGTCGCGTTATGCCGCCAAGCTAGCGTGACTGACTCATCCGCAGGAAAATATGTCCCATCCACCAAGAGACTGGGAGCGTCAGGCTGCGCTAGTAGCTGCACCACATTAGACGGCGCTGATTTGAGGGACTCCAGGTCCCCCGCCACACACACCACACGATACTGGTGCGTAACATCCAGGCGAGGCGAGGAATGCACCCACCACGTAGCACCCGTAGCCGGGACCGACGCCACCCGGGCGTCACCGTCATACACATCCCACCGGGTAGGCGTATACGGGGCCTTGTTCTCCCAAGACACCACGATATCGCCGTTAGCATCCTTAACCGCCGCGACATTAACCGGCGCAGGCGGAGTCGTATACACGGCACCCGAAGACACATAGGCCGACCCACCCGACGCGTTGACGGCCTTCACACGGTAAACATATTTATGGCCCGCACCAACAAAATTCGTAAACCGAGTAGAGGCACTAGGCACAGACGCCGACAAGGCCCACGCACCCGCATCATCTGTGCGCCGCTCCACAATATAGGAGGCCACAGGGCGGGCAGCGGACACGGCTGGAGCCACCCACGCCACAGACACCTGCTCATCATTCACACGCGTAGCCGACACGCTAGATGGGGCTCCCGGGGCCTGGGCAGGCCGGGCAGGCAGCGTCAGGTAGTTCTCAACCGACGGGGCGCCACCATTCCAGATCGGGCCGAGCTTAGCGCCAATACCTACCCTAGTAGTAGCACCATATTTGAGTGGTACATTGAAGGTCCATTTAGCCAGCCGCTTATAGACGGTAGCGCCGTAGCCCGAGGAGAAACTGAACGCCTCTGAGCCCTCACCAGAGTACCCCCACCAAGACCAACGGGAACTAAAATTGTGTCCGTACCCGTCAGAACTGGCCGTAACCGTAGCGGTCACAGCCACGGAGCCGCTAGCCGGATTACCCGACCACTCCAAGCTGATACCAATGAACATGTAGCCGGACGAAGCCGACCAGACCGTAGCCATACTGTCCTCCCTTAGATGCTAGTGCCTAGCATATCGCGCACACGGCCACGCGAGGCGGGCACCAAGGCACCATCCACAGTGTCACGAGCGACCACGCGCATACGGGCCATCAGCTGGCCGTCCTCATCCACCACAACTAGTGTCTCCGGGGATGCGGCCTGCGCGCCGTGAGCACGCAGCGCATCCCACTGGGCAGACGTAAACACCGGCTCAGGCCGACCGGTCTTATTCACCACGGTGGTCACACCCGGCTGCAAGAAGCCACCATTATCGAACTTGTACACGCCTGCGGTAGGCGAACCCCAGATTCCGGTTTCACGCACAAACGCACCGGGCTTGGGCGCCTCCACCATGCGGCCACCACCAGAAGCAATAGCCACGTGCCAAGCCGGAGAACCCCAAAACAACAGATTACCAGGCACGTTAGCGTTACCGGCGCTCGCACCAGACTGATAACCTGCAGCCGTCAAACGCGGGATTTTAGAACCCATCTGGTGGGCAGCCCAATACACCAGACCTGAACAATCCAGGCCAGGCGGGATAGAGGAGCCACCCCACACATACGGCACACCAATAGCTTTACGTGCCGCGTTCACAATGCCGGTGGCGCCCATGGTCTTGGTTTTACCCGACAACCAATCCGCAAAGCCATCAACCCATTTAATAGGCAGAGCCTTCATAGAGTCGTGGATAATACCCGACCCAGGCAGGTTAGACAGCAACGCGTTGACCGGGGCCTTAATCATCTTTGCCACCGCACCAACAGGGTCAGCGATCAGCTTCCCCACCGTGTCAGCAGCGCCCCTCACCCAGTCCCAGCCACGCTTAGCAGCACCCCAAATACCACCATCAGCATAAGCAGCAAAACGCACCCCAGTATCCCCACCAGGAATATAGGTGGCGTGAGAGCGGGCAGCGGCATTCATGCGCGCCACGGCCTCAGGGCCTCCCACGGCGCGCACCCACTCAGGGCGCATAATCGCCTCACCACCAGACAGCGCCAACGCCCCGCCGCCATCCGGAGAGAAGAAGTGGAACACGTCGCGGCCTGGAGTGTACCCAGGCAACACACCACCAGACGCATACCCAGCAATACCGGACACAGCAGGCAGACGCAAAGACAAGCCAAGCTTTTCAGCCATACTGTCCGCAGTCTTTTTAATACCCTGCGTATAAACAGTATTAATAACAAAATTAACTGGCTTAGCAACAACGCCCTTAACACCATTCCAAATGGTCTCCAAACCAGATTTCATAGTGGTAAAAGCGCTCTTAACCCCATTAGCAACAGACGTCATAGACGACTGGACCGTAGAAGTCATCCACGAAACAACGGAACTAATCGTGGATTTAATGCCATTCCAAACGGAGGAGATAGCCGACCCGAACACACGCGCGCTCGCAGTTATGGTATTCCAGGTAGCGGTTAGGACTGGCTGGACATAGGTCTGGAACCAAGACACCACCGTGGAGGCAGCGAGCTTAATACCGTCCCATACGGACCTAATGCCAGACAGTAAAAGGTCCGCGCCTGCCTTAATGCCATTCCATACAGCACCTAGAACTGGTTGCGCATAAGACTGGAACCAGCTAACCACGGTAGCCACAGCGGCTTTAATACCGCCCCAGGCAGCCTGAATACCCGACCACAGAAGATCAGCACCAGCTTTAATACCATTCCAGGCCGCAGCCAACGCGGGCACAATATAGGAGCTAACCCAGTCTGACACAGTCTGGATAGCGGCCTTAATGCCATCCCAAGCCTGCTGCATGTATCCCCACAGGACCTGGGCACCAGCCTTGATACCGTCCCAGGCTTGCTGAATATACGGCCACACATAAGTGAGAATAAAATCAGCAATTCCTTGAAGAACAGCCTTAAAGGCTTCAATATAAACCGCGATTGCGGTGACTACCACCCAAACCGCAATTTTAATACCCTCCCAGACAGCCTCAAATACCGGAAGCAAATACGTCTGGAACCAATCAACCACAACACCAATAACCGACTGAATACCAGACCAGGCAGCCTCAATAATCCCCCTGAAGGTTTCGGACTTGTTATAAGCCAGCACCAGGGCGGCAACCAGAGCAGCAATAGCCACCACAATAAGGCTAATGGGGTTAGCGTTGAGGGCGGCATTTAAGAGCCATTGGGCGGCAGTATATGCACCCGTAGCCACACGGCTAGCCACCAGCACCGATTTTTGGGCCACCCACGCAGCCGTGGTACGCGCGATCTGGACTGTCTGCTGTACAAGAGATCGCAAAAAATCACCCGCCAGCATCGCCTTAAGCGCGATCGTTTCGGCTAGGTCCTGGGCTTTAGCGATTTTAGACGCCACAAAGGCCCGCGTGTTAGCAATAACCTGCGTGGTAAAAGCAACCAGAGAAATACCTGCTGTAATGGTTTTCCAGGCGATAAACCCACCAACCACAGCCTCAAGGACAGTTTTATTCTGGACTAGACTACCGAAAAACCCGCCCAGAGTAGACCAAAAAGATGAATTAACAACACTAGACAGGAAATCCTTAACACCCGGGATAACGTCGCTTTGTAAGTATTTCCAGGTGTCAATAATCTTGTCACGGGTATCAAGAATAAAGTCTACGAGGCCTGAGTCCTCTTCGACACCGAAAAAATTCCCGTCAAAATCCCCATTAACGGCCAGGTTAAAGAAGGACTTAACACCAGGAATAAGCGTACCCGTGACCCAGTTATATAGGCTCTCACCGGTATTACGAATATTAGTGAGAGCCGTAATAACTGCAGAGTCAGATGCCAGGCCAAACAGGTTACCGTCATAGCCCTTACCAGAAATCAAATTCCAGAGGCTCCCCAAAGCGGGCATAAGGTCGGTATTAATATAGTCGAAAGCCTTAGACGCTCCGTCAGCGGCAACACCCATAAAGTCAGTGATCGCAGGCTTTAGCTTGTCGACAATATCCATGCCACCTGTGACCAGAGCCGCCTGCAAATTACCCCAAGCACCCTCAATAGTGCTCGTAGACGTGGCGGCCTGACGCGCCACATCGGTAAAGCCAAGGTCAAGAATGGCCTTATTAAATTCATCTGCCGTGATCTCACCCTTGGCCATGGCGTCACGGAAATTACCAGTATAGGCACTATTCTTTAATAACGCTTCCTGGATTTTACCCGAGGCACCTGGAATAGCATCCGCAAGCTGATTCCAATTTTCGGTTGTGAGTTTACCCTGACCAGCCGTCTGGGTAAGCACCATACCCACCGACTTAAACGTTTCAGCATTACCACCAGCAACGGCATTCAGATTACCCGCAGCCTCAGCCAGCTGGTCGTAGCCTTTAACGCCATTAGCAGCCAACTGGGCCGTGATATTTTGAATATCGCTTAATTCATAAACGGTATCGTCGGCGTATTTTTTAGTACTTTTAGCTAGCGCATCGATTTCGCCTTTTGCGACACCAGCAAAAGACAAAGTATTACGGAACTTATCGGTGGCGTCTGAGGCGGCTATGGCCTCACGAGCCACACCCGCAAAACCCAGGGCCGCACCAACCGCCCCCATAGCCCCCAAAGCCAGGGCACCGGCCTTAGCGGCACGCTGAAACGCGCCACCAAGGCCGGTAGTGATCTTTTTCTCCGCAGGACGGGTATCGGTGTCGCCCAGCTCCCTACGGATGGCCTCATTGAGGCCTTTCATACTGGGAGAGATTTGGATCCACGCAGTTCCCAGGTTAAAACCGTTTTCTGCCATATCTACTCCCTATCTATGCTCCGTGGGCCTTTATCCACCTGCGAGCACGTTCTTCACGCGCCTGGCGTTTCGCCTCAGCCTCCTCAAACCAACCCGGGGGCGGGGGCTTGACCGGCTTGGGCACGCTACTCTTTTTGCCGCCCATTACACCGATTATAATCTGCTCCAGCCGGTGCGTGGCGGCGAAAATCGCGCTGATTTCGTCGTTCCATGCCGCGTCCCCACCTAGACGGCAGCGCAGCCTAGACCCTGGCGGTAGGCCCTCGATCAGGACCGCCACGCGCCGTAGAGAGAGACCCCCAGTGAAAACCCGGGCTAGGTCGAGGTGGTATATGGCCTGAAAATCAGCCTCCAGCAACTCCCAGTATTGGTCTAGGTAGGCTGGGAGGCCTATTATTTTCCCTGGCCCAGGGCGGTGAAAACTTCCTGCACGAATTTGAGTACATTGGAGTAACGTAATTTGCCGGAGGGCTCACGCAGGGAGTCCAGGGCCGCCTCACGCTCATCCTCATCAGGGAACATGCAATCCAAAATCAGGGTACAGTCACCGTTGTCCATGGCCTTCAACGCGTCATAGTCATCCAGGTCTACCGGATCCACAGACAGCTGGACACCCATCACCTCGATGTCACGAGGACCCTCGCCACGGTCCTCACGAGACTGAGCCTCACGGCGAGCCAGCTCAGCAGACGACGGCACCCCAGCGCTACGGTTGTTACGGTTGTTACGGTTACGGTTACGGTTACGGTTGTTAGCCATTAGTCTGTCCTCCTAAAAAGCGCCGCCCTCCAAAAAGTTGGTTACCGTCTGGCCTATCGGGAGAACAGCGAAAGCGATAGACCAGACGGAGCTAGAATAGCGGGTCAGGCTACAGCCAGGCCCGCCTCATCAGTCAGCAGGACGTAGCCGTCAAGTACCTCGAAGTTGCACTCGTACACGGTCAACTCGCCGACTTTAAACTGGATGTCTGAGCGCTCACCCAGCTCAAGGCGTTTAAAAATGTAGCGGCGCTGCTTGCCGGTAGAAACATCGAACAAGTCAGCGATACCGCACATAGACTCCACCTTGCGGGAGGTAGACACCTCCATGCGGGTAATAGAGCCAGAGCCCGCCGTGACCTTCTCCGTCTTAGTCACACCCAAGTAAGACTTCACCTGGGCTAACTTGGACTCAATCAGATTGGCGGTAAAAGTCGTGGAGGAGTCAGACATGTAAGTGCGGACCACTCCGTGACCCTGGTGACCACGAATCTTATCCACCGAGTCACTCATGCCCAGAGTCAGGCCATCCTCATCCAGCCACCCCACATCCTGCAGAGCCGCAGGGATCGGGGAATCCAGGGCAGTGACACTAGACAGGTCCGTACCAATCGGACCGAGATAAAGCGTGTCCCTTTCGGACCCCGCCATAAACGCGTTGTTAGCATCAACCTTAGCCATTTTCTTCAGCTCCTAGCTTGATAGTGATTTGATATGTGGCCGTATAGCGGCGCATGTCGCTATCAGGGTCAGGCAGCTCAGCCGGGGCCGGGGACTGCACCACACCCACCGGGCCCGGCGCACTAGGCAGAGCATGCAACGCATCCCCTACACGGCGGGCCAGCTCACCAGCCCACCAGCTAGTGGCCGCGTAACAGTCCACCGTGATCTGGGAGGTGTACAGGATGCGATTGTGCACGCCTACCCCACCGGTAGCCAGCACCAGCACATAGGGGCGCGGATCCTGACTGGTAACCGGTCGGACACCCCCAACCGTGGTGCCCTCCAGCTCACCAGTCAGGCCACGCAGCACACCCTCACCCGACAGGTAATCAATGACCAGTTTCTGTACGTCTGGTAGTGGATGCCTCATACGTGACCACCTCCAACCGCGCGCTCAAGCACATGATCCCGCGCCTGCCTACGACGCGCCTTGTAGTTGTCAGGGAAAACATAGGCCCTGACACGGTCTTTACCGTACCTGGTGGTGCTAGAGAAACCATCCCCGGCACGCGCGGCCACGTCAGCAGCACTCGCCGCCAGCATGTCATGCACCGCGCGGCTCTTCAAAAGCTCAGCCGCCCCCGCACGACGAGGCTTGAATCTAACGTTCAAGAGGAGCCTCCCTCCTAATCCTCAAGTAGATACCTAGCGGGTATTTAACCGGCTCACCCACCGGCACCCAAATATTCTCACGCACCCGCAGATGATCACCTGGCAGAATATTCATGATCACCGGCTGAGCATCGTCCCAATACAGGGTGGCCTCCTCACGAAGCGCATAATCCTCACCAGCACCATCCCCCGGCTGTGACTGACCCACAGCCACTAGAGCCGGTGGAAGCGGCAACTCAATAGGCCGCCTAGACCGGAAAGTAACCCCAAGCGGGTCAGTCTTGGGGGAAGCATATTGCAGGAGGGCGACAGGCTCCTGCCAGCCAGGCATACGAGTCACGCCACACCCCCAAACAAGGTGTCGGCGCAGCCGAAAAACGCGCCACTGGCCCCGTTAATGTCGTCCCGATCCTGCCGGGTAAGAAAAACCTCGCCAGACGGCGACGACCACTGGACTGATTGAGAGAACGGCCCAGTGGTCTGAGAAAACTGACTCACGTCACTAGCAATACCCGCGGGCCGTTGACGTAGTGCCCGGATCACGATACGGCACACCACGGAGGCGAGCACCGGCCAGGGCGCGGCCTCCCAGCCGGGGCACCGGTGCCGGATCAGCGAGCTAGCGTCAGATAAGAGTGTCTGAACCCGAACTGTAGTGTCGTCGCCGGTGAGCAGGCCAGCATCCCCAGGGGACAGGCGGGCACGCAGCTCATCGACGGTAGCGAAAATCTCAGACTCAGACACTCTTATCACCTAGACCTTCTTCTGGCCCGCGCGAGGCTTAGCCCCATCCAGGGTAGGGTCATCTAGGATCACAATATCCACACCAGTACCCAGTGAGGCATACTCGCGAACCTCTTTCTCAAGGACAGACCCGTTCACCTGGGCCTCACCCCCACGGAAAATCACGCGACCAGAGGGCAGATGCAAGAGCAGCTCAGGATAGCGAGAGGAACCAATACGCATGACGCTTACCTCAGGAGAGCTTCAACAGGCCATGGTGAGCCTCGCAGCCATACATCAGGCCAATCTCACCATAAAGCTGGACACGGTCATAAGCGCCATTCTTGGCAAGCAGCTCCGCAAAGAAATGCCCCTTACCAGGGATTTCAAGGAAAAATGGGGCGCATTCTTCCAGAGACACCACCATCAACATGTTGTCTGGGACAGACCGGTCCAGCATGATATTGCAGGACCCGAAATCCGTTTCCATGGTCTGAAGGTTGATGCCACCCACGTTACGAGTGGCCTCGCGGTAACCCTGCTCCTTGATGAAGATTTTGGTGAGGGCGCGCTTCAACTTGCCACCAACCAGAATGGTGCGAGTCTCACCCTGCTGGATGCCACCAGCCGCCCAGACCTTCTGTAGGGTGTCTAGTACCAGATCCTGGGTCAGGGCACCAGTACCCGCCACCACGTTAGTAGTGATAGCGGTGGACAGTCCCCTGGTCTTACGCGGCTGAGTATTGTTAGCCGGATCCTGATAGACACCAGTCAAGAAGGCCTTGTTTACGTCGCGCGCGACCTGCTTCAGCGCCTGATCAATCTGCCACTGGATCTCGTTCTCAGGAATCTGGGTACCGCCAATAGTCACCATCTTAGCGCCGTCAGTGGTGCGTGCATTCACCGCCGCCTGACGGGTATAGGAAAACTCGAGGGTTTCCTGGTGGATCTCAGCCACATTACGGACAGTAGAACGCGCGCGGGCCTCACCCGTAGGTGCGTCCTGGCCCTCCTTGCGCTGGCGAGTGTCGTCAGCGTCGCGCAGGTCGTAGGTCTGCCACTCATACAAAGGCGCGCCAGCGGAAATACCGCCAGTCAGACCACCAATCGCGGTTAAAAATGGGGTGTCCTCCGCAGAGGCGCTGAAAAGCTCCCCGACATAGTTGGGGAGGGTGTACATGTTCCCCTGACCAGTGATTCCGGCCATTTGTTTCTCCTTGCTCTAGATTACCTAAGACAGGCTAGCCAGTTTGGCTAGCTTGAGCCGGGAGAGGGCCTCCCGATCATTGTTCGCCTCAGCAGCCGCCAGCAGCTCATCCACACTCATCACCTTACCCCCAGGGTTACCGGTTCCCGCAGTAGGGAGGGTAGGTACAGGAGCTACAGTGGGCTTGGAGAGGGCCGCGAGCGCAGCATTTAGGGACTCTAGATCCGCGTCCTCGCGGATGAAAGCGCCCAGGGACTCAGGGATACCTGCCTTCTTTAAGCGCTGGGCCTGGCGGGCCTCGCGCTCATGTGCCTCCAGGCGATCCATAGCGGACTGTAGCTTAGTTTCTAGCTCCGCTACCTGAGCCTGTAGCGCATCCACCTCGGTAGGCTTAGCCCCAGCGGCAGGGGCTTCAGTCTTGGGAGCCCCAGCGGCAGGGGCTTCAGTCTTGGGAGCCTCAGCGGCAGGGGCTTCAGTCTTGGGAGCCTCAGCGGCAGGGGCTTCAGTCTTGGGAGCCTCAGCGGCAGGGGCTTCAGTCTTGGG